ACTGAGCGGACTTTCCTATGCAGGATATGCTATCGCTACGATCTTATACGTGTTTAGCATCGCAGTTACGTATCGCATGATGATATTGAGTGGACATCTTACGGTCGCCTATGTGCTGACTGGTCTTGCTATTGTTGTTCCATATTCCGGTCTTTTATCCACCCCGATTGCACTTGCAGTGTTCAAGTACATGGATGCCAAAAAAGTGGTGCCTAGTGTATAATGTTCCAACTCGTGTGGATTGTAGCGGGAGCCATTATCGGCATGCTAATCGCATGTATCGTGATTCCTCCTACGCGCAAACAAGTTGCCGTTCCGTCGCCGTATGATACAGACGTTTTTCACACGGATACAGGGTGCGTCCGGACACATGCCATTGAAGTGCCGTGTGGGGAGGAGGCTGATTCATTGAACCTACTCGCAAGTCTCAGCAAGAAGTAATGCTTGACTTCACCAAAGCTATTGAACGCGCGAGTCCGTTCTTCTCCTTTGTCATCGGACTCGGCATCTCCGTATTGCTCTTTCACCGGAACTATGCTACCTATCGGATCTTGGGGGTGCCGTTGGAGGATGTGAATTCCAAGACAGTCAAGGTGGATGGAAAATGCTACAAATACCGCGTGGAAGATGCAACCTGCGAAATCCCGTCTCCTTCATAAACAATGGAGGACCAGACTTCGCTTGATGCCCTCCTCCCCTCGCCCGGACTTCCGCAGTCGATGCCGCCCATGGCGGGTGTGTCTGGATCTGACCACATCCAGCGCACACAGATGGCTCCCTCGTTCAAGCCGTCGCTCCCCATGATGCGCCTCATGTGGGCGAACCTGACTCTGTACATCTCCTTCTTCCTTGCGACGGTCATCCTGTCCCTGTCGGCTCCTCGTGATCTCCTGCTCCGCTACATCCCGAATGCGTACACGTCGGGTGGTGTGGTCTCGTGGCAGGGTGCCGGTGTTCTTGGTGGTGCCGCCGTCGTGCTCTCTCACCTGCTCAACGTCTTCCTGCTGAGCTTTCTGGGTTGAGTTAAAACGGATATAACTTAGACACTAATAGAATTGTAACCTAAAATGATTGAGACTACCATCCTTTCCAGCGCCGACGTTGCGAACATCCTCAGCGCTGCAAACACCCGCAAGCAAAATGACACCAAGTATGCCGATAGCCTGTTGAGGATGCTGATCTCGGCTGCCCGTGGAGCCAATCTAAAGGATCGGTTCTGGGAGGCGATCTACGACCGGCGCCCGACTCGGTTCATGCTACATCAGATCAACTTCATGCACACACATGGTACGGTTACGTATAACGTGGAGGACATCATCAACGAGTATGACGTGCTTGAGAAACTTGCGAAGGTCTGTGGGTCAAATGTTGTCGCGTACTATGGAGTGCACGGTGACAATGTGAACATCTACCTGGAGTTCAAGGTCCCGGGGGATCCAGCAAAGCCGGAAACCCCCGTTGAGTCCGACCTCGACCAGAGGCGGTACGAGAAGGAGACGTCGTGGTAGTTAAACAGATGTCGCCCTAGAATAACAACATGCAGTTCCTTCGACCAAGATACTTGTATGAGCCCCCCGCGTGGTTCTACTCACGTATTCTTGTCGGCGCCGGGGAGATGCTCACACCTTCTTTTTTACGCAAACATAACATTACACACGTGATTAACTGCGCCTTTCCGGAACATTCTCCTGCCTGGTTCCGGAAAGTGTGCCCTACTCGTTATGCATGCCTGAATGCGTTGGACACGGTCGATGTGAATATTTTGGACTGGTATCCTGCATTCGAAGAGACATTGTCAGCCTTTTTGCGTGAGGGTGAGGGGACGGTATTCGTCCACTGTCAATGTGGAATTAACCGTTCGGCTTTCTTGGCTCTGACCTATGTCGTTCAGAAGTATGGTCTTCCGTACGACCTTATGCTTGCAACGCTGAAGAGGAATCGCCCCTGCATGTTCACAAATCCGGTCTTCAGGAAGCAAACTAAAGAGTTTACAAATGGATGTGTTCAGAATCCGCAAGACGAGGGATCCGGGGGCGAGCGGATCATCAATGGGGACTCTGGACTCGGTTCATCAGGATCAGATCCAATCGTTACGTGATTCGGGTGGTAAACAGGCCGAACTTCAGACGAAGTTGACAGAACTCCGAAGTCAACGTGAAGTGCTGAGCAACTCGACGGAGCTAACTGAAATCGTAAAATGTTCGCAAGTGGATTCTCAAATTCGCGAGATAGAACAGGAACTGTCTAAAGTCAATCCCGTTGAGGATTACTACATGAAAAACATGGATATCTTACTCGATTACTACGGGAAGGAGACTGCAAGTCCTGCAAATGCTCCTGCTCCTCTGCCTAAAGATGCCAATACATTCTTGAAGTTCTTTGTCGCGAATGCGCCCGCTGCGGATACTGGGTTGTCCAAGAAGCAGATATTTGACGAGTACGTGTCTCGTATGAAGTTGAGCAACGGTCCGGAAGCGACCCAGATGCTGACTGAACATTGTTCTGCTTGTAACGTAGCCCGTGAAGAGATCAGTTCTGAAGGTATTTTAGTTTGCCCGTCATGTGGATCTGAGGAGTATGCGTTAGTTGTCTCGGACTTTCCCAGCTTCCGTGATCCTCCGAAGGAGCGGAACAACTATGCGTATAAGAAGATCAATCACCTGAATGAGATCCTGAACCAGTTTCAGGCAAAGGAGAGCACGATCATTCCCGAAGAGGTTATGAACGAGGTCATTCTTGAAATCAAGAAGCGGCGTATTGACAATATCGCCGACTTGTCCGAGGAGGATACACGACAGATCCTGAAGAAGCTGGGGCGATCTAAGTATTATGAGCACCGCGCTCACATTCTCTCGCGGTTAAACGGCAATCCGCCACCGACCATCACCCCCGAGATAGAGGAGAAGGTCCGTGCAATGTTCCAAGAGATCCAAGCGCCATTCCTGCTGTACTGCCCCAACGACCGCACGAACTTTTTGTCGTACTCGTATATCTTGTACAAGTTCTTTGAGCTACTGGACTTGGATGAGTACAAGGTGTTCTTTCCATTGTTGAAATCCCGTGACCGGTTAATCGCTCATGACTTAATCTGGGAAAAAATATGTTCGTACCTTCACTGGGAATTCATCCGATCTGTTTAGGTAAGAAACTCACCATTGTTGATTTGAATAATGGCGGTATCTCTCTTAACTTTTGCTTCTTCAAGCGTTCGGAAGTATCCAAATCCCTTCTGTTTACCATTGCGTTTGAAGTGAACCTGATAGCTGTTTCGGTTTGTACACCAAGAAATACCATACATATCTTGTTCATGTCGAACGGTATTCAATAAGTTACCTGTATGAGAAGACCATCGTAAGTTTTCAAGACGATTGTCTGCGCGGTCTCGGTTGATATGATCAACTAATCTGAGTCCATCCGGATTCTCGATAAAAGCCTCTGCAACTAGTCTGTGTAGGTATTTCTTCGTCTGAACTTTGTTATTCGCAAGTCGAAACCCGTAGTATCCATGAGGATCCAAGTAGGGTTTCATGATCCTACCCGTTGCTCGATTCCTGACGCGTCCTTGATTCGACACCTCGTAATTCACATGTGATGAATCTTTCCACTCTTCCATATGTATATGATGCGACTATTCTTTAAGGGAGTTTTACAGGAGCGCGCAAAACTCGTCGCAACCGTAGGTAATGGAGGGTGGTGTGCCAATCGGTTCGCTTGTCGTCGGTAAACTATACAAAATATGGTCTATAACCGAACCAGGCGAGATTGGAGATGACCCGTTTGCACCCTATACTGGCGAATTCGCAGGAATGTCTGGAAAGCGTGCTACGATGTATAATACGACGGACAAGAATGGGTATAATCAAGGTCCCACGGAGTTTGACGATACGTACTTCTTCGTCGAAATCCCCCAGTCAACATCGGATGTCTCGATTGACGTCAAACAGTCTGAACTGTCCGAACACGATCCGATCTTGTACATGCCCTATACCCAAGGACAGCGGGTCATTCGTATTGGAAAGAGGAACAACTGGATTTACGACAGGGCCGATATTGAACAATACTGGGACAAGAAGGGATTCAAGTCAAATCCGCTGGTAGGCTCTCAACCGATAGATGAAAATACGATTGAATACGGTACACTTAACATCCTGCCCGATGGCGGTCGTCGCCGTCGTACCAAGAAGTCCAAGCGTAGAGCGCGTAAAACTCGTCGCCGTGTTTAGCGCATGCAGTAAAAAATGTAGTATTTCGCATACGGGTCAGGATCAGTTGGATCGTCGTCCCCAACGAGACTTTTATACGTGATCATTAAGTGCTTTTGCAGGACCCTATAGGAGTGTACATGCCATTCAAGCTCCTCGTTCGTCAACTCCGACCAGTCAATCTCGGGCCAATCAAATGGCTCGAGATTGTCGAGGTCTAGAATGGGGCGAGGGGTCTGCTCCATTATACATATTCGTTCTTTGGTTCTAAGCCCACGAGACCCTGAGCGTCTTTCTGATCGGCTGGTTTGACAGTGATCCGTAGATCATGGTGTCCACATCTGAGTCGGGGAATAACGCCTTGACCTTGTGGAATGCGTAGGAATACGCAAGATCAGACAGCTTTGCCGGATCTGCCTCAATCTCCTTCTTTCCATCTGTAGCTGCCTGACACACTGCCTTGTACATGCTTTCTGCCCATACAAGCCCCTTCAGCTCCTCCTGCCGAACAGCAAACTCACGTGCAGCCACCTCTGCAGCCTCTTTAGCATCCTGAAGTTCCTTACGAGTGATTGGCTCCATTTAAAAAGTAAGTAAGTAAGTTGTTGTATATTCGTTTTACGCACTGCTCTCAAGATCAGGCATGTCGGCGT